CGGACACGTTGCCAGGAATAGTATTCGCCTGTTTCTTTGGTTAATGTTTCGCCTATTTGGTTGTATGTCAAACCTTGATTCTTTAGTTCTTTTATTCTCTCTTTCATGTGCCCCTCGCATAAAAAAAAGACGCCCCTTGCGGAACGCCTTACACAGTTATCTACAATACATATTTTATCATACTGCCGTTTATTTGTCAAGTGCAAGTCTGTAAATGTCGTAATCTTTTATGCCATCTGTTATCGGCTTTCCTTGTTCGTAGTTTGCTATGATCTTGTTTCTTATTTCATCAATAGTCATTTTGTTCACCTGCTTTCATTCCTTATATTCGGGAATACATTCCTTTTTCCCAATGTTTCGTACCGAATGTTGTATATTATTCGGGACATGTCAGTTTAGTTTGCGACCGCAGGCAGGACAGTAATTATAAGGCGTGTCGTAAGCAGGTAACTCTCTGCCAAATTCATCAACTACTGTTTTTACGGACACAACTTTATGGTCTTGTATTCCGTCGCAATACCAACAAGGCTTTCCTATTTTTGCTTCAAGTGCCTCCCATGCCAAATAATTAAACTTAATGCGATCTTCTAAGTTGTCAATATATCCCTGAAAAGGCGGACTGTGTTTTAATTTGTTGGCAGTCGTATATGAGTCTCTCTTAAAATACTCAATTGCTTTTTCAAGTTCCCCTTGTTTACTCATGCTCAATCTCCTTTCTACCCATCAGGGTGTAAACTTGTGTATGTGTGCACTATTTGCACCTGTTCGGTTATAGACGTCTGCCACATTTCGGGCAAAAGTGCCAGTCCTCTTGATAAACATAGTCATCACTGCACGCTTCGCAACTGGTTGTTTCCATTTTGGAAATAGCCACTTCCTCGTAGGTTTTTCGGAATATGTCAGGCTTGCAAGGATAAAACTCGCCATTTACGCCTTTGATTATATAATCACCTTTTGAGATTCTCATTAAACCCTCCAACGTAATAATGTCGTATTCGTTATCTTTTGAGTTATAAACCATGTCTGGGCAGAAATCCATGCAACTTGCTATATTCTTGTCTCTTTCGTATTCAACTGCTTCGATGACTACTGGTTTTTTTCTGTACTTTTTACTATCCATCGCTCATTCTCCTGTTCCATGCTTCGATTGCCTCTTGTGGTGTTTCATATTGACTATCAAAACCTAAATATGTATGACACTCATTGCAACAAACCATCCAATCACCGTTGGATAATCCATAACTATCTTCATCCGTTACTTCTGCCTCACCACCGCAGAACGGGCATGGTTTTAATTCGGGCATCACTCAATCCTCCTCCACTGTCTGTCCATCAAACAAAAGCAGTGCAAGTTTGGTTTCTCTAAAGCATTGAGGGCAAAGATAAATTGCGGGATTCATCGTTTGCTTGCCTTGTGCTATTTTTCTGATATTCATCGTGTAATATTTTTTACCGTAAATACTTATTCCACAACTATCACATGTAACTGTTATTTGTTTACCCATTTTTCTTACCTCATATCCATTATTGACTTGCATCTTTCACAAATCATAAAATCAACCTGTCCTACTTTGTGTGGATACAGCTTTTTAACTTTAATTCCACACATACCACATTCGCCTGTTTTATTTTTGTTTCCTAACTTCACAGGTGGCACTTCTGCTTTCAGATATTTCTCTGCTATTTCTTTTGACCAACTGCCGTTGCTATCCATATCACTCAATCCTCCAACCAGTATCGCTTAATCACTCTTTTCGTTTGATTTTCAAAGGCACCTAAACTCCGGTCTTTCCACATTTTTACAAAAATGTAGCCTATCAGTTCTTGTTCAATCGCAAAAATCGAGTTGCAAGAACAGCCGATTCGCGTCTGATTCAATCTTAACGTTTCGCTTTGACCTTTGTCCGAAACCTCATAGTCATAGTCCTGGATTCCAAACGCTTCACAGATCGGCTTAATATCTTTCAAGACTTCAAGGCGTTTTTGCTCTAAGTATTCTATGTTGTTCATCACTCAATCCCCCAAACTCCATATTTAATCATGTGCGGCGTTACGTTAAAACCAATTTCACTTGATTTAATGGTTTGTTCTGGCAGCTCGCAAAATATATTCTCGCCATTTCCCATAGCTTTTAACGCTTCTTGCCACGTTACATATTTTGGCTTTGGCCTCCAGTCGTAATCAAGCATTATGTTGCCGTTGAAAGCACCGCCGCCAAGATCTTGTCCGATTAGTCCTTTGTCATTAAAAATTTCGAGATGGTAATAGCCTTTGTTTGCTTTTATTCTTGCTTTATTGTCCATTTCCGGTATTATCGCCTCATACGTTCTTGTTGAACCGTTCTCAATCTCTGCTATAACTTCGCTTAGTTTCATTCTTTTTCTCCCTTGCTGTTTTATGCGTATCTGCTCATCGATTAGTTTCAACAATGCTTCGTCGTCGTACAATCCAACCTCAACCGATTCTCTAAGTTCTTTTAGTTCACTTAGTTTCATTGCTTTTTCTCCTCTCCACATACTGCGCATTTCCACCACTTACCATGTTTTTTGCAGCTGAAATATTCAACAAGATTCATTAAAGCCCCACATTTATTACAATACACTTTTTTCAGTTTAATCCTTGCCATATTAATTGTATCTCCTTTTCATACGTCTATCTCGAACACAATAGCTTCTTTCCATTCGAGCGCATTGAACCGTTCTTCTGCTTGTTCGTATGTTGCGCCGAACAATTTTACTTCAAAGTTGCAAAACTTGTCTTTGTTGCTTTCCAGCTCGTACCCGTCATCAGTCCACGCTACGCGCTCTATATACGCCTTGCATATCTCACCTGTTAACGTATAAGAATTAGCAACGTCGTCGCTTATAACGGCAACTATGGGCAAATTAGGGTACTTTGCGATTAGTTCGATTAGTTTGCTTTCTGCTTTCTTCATAATGCTCCTTTCTGGCCGGATATACCGCCGGCCTCGGCGTTTAGCTTTCTCTTATGCTTTCTAGTGCGCATTCTTCTGCATATACTATGTCGGCAACTGTGCGCCCTGTGCCTCTTAGAAAATAGTTTGTAGTGTCTTTGAACTCTTGAACCGCTTCAGAACAGCTATAACCTTTGCTCATAAGAATATCAACAGCGCCATTTAATGTATTGTTCATTTGCTTTAATCTCCCTTGCTTTGATACTCTTATTCTAACACAGTGTATTGCAGATTGCAATAGGTTGAGCGAAAATAAATTGCCTTTTGAAATATAAAAAGAGCGCCAAGTAAAGCAAAAAAACCTTGACGCTCGCCCGCGGGAAATAGAAAGGAGATAGCTTTAGATTAGCAGAAATGTTAGTGATTTGCAAGTAGTTCTGATAGTTTGTCAAGAGCTGCCTGAACCCTCACATAGTAGGTAGATCGTGGCAGCTTGCAAAACTTGGCACCTTGACTGATTCCACATTGCAAAACGTTGAGTACGCGCTGATCGTCAGACGATAAAAATTGCAACCAGGTTCTTACGGTCATCATTTCGCTAAAATCGGTGTAGAGTTCTTTGGGCAAATATTTTTCTATTGTTTCTGGGCAAATCCTGCAAGTATGCCAGGCAAGCTTAAACTTTAGCTGTTCCATTGATTCCATTATCGCCGGTTCTCTGCCACATTTTGCTATTTTTGCCCATATTGCCGGCTCAGACCTTAAGAGATGCTCTATTCTGTCCCTGTTCATATTAAAAACCCTACAAAAAACTTAAGCGCTACTATCAATCCAAAGAATATAACAATAATGATTAAAACGCCGATTAGTTGACCGATAAAATATCCTAACTTACTCTCTGAGCTTTTCAAAATACCACCTCGCTTTGTTGTAGTCATTTTGGCTGTTGCCTTTATACGGCGCTCGCTCACGATATTTAATAACGTTACCTTTGCAGTATCCGGCAAACTCATCAGGCGTCAAACACATTTTAATGATGTCGATTGTCTCAATGCTACCGTGAATATAGTGAGATGGTGTAGAAACGTCGCTATTTGCTATTTTAAGAAGTTCTTCAAGTAGTGTTGTTTCTATTCCAACATAATCAGAATCAGCTCTCTTTGCGTCTTGCAGCAGCCTTTCGCATTGCTTCACAGCGTTTTCTTGCTCGTTTTGACCATTCGATATCATAGTAAACCTCCGGCGGTGGCGCTTTCTTTTCGTTCTCTCGCTCTATATCTCTGGTTACTTGCTTAATTAAGAAGTTAACTTTTCGTTGCGTTAGGTTAAGTCTATTTCTTAGCTCAATCTTTGACATTTCAGGATTATCTCTTACGAATTGTTTCTCTTTTTTCGATGGTCTATATCTTGCGGTTTTATTCTTGCCAAACGCCTTGTAATACGTTGCGCTTGCGCATTTCAAATGCACGCAAATTTCCGCTATTGTCAGGCTGTCTATGTTGTCCTTTACAAACTGTTTTTCTTCTTCGGTAAAAATTCTCTCATAATGCCTTTTCATGTCTAACACCTACATACAATATTGCAAACGGTATTGCTTGCATAGTTCCTTTGATTGCTAATAGTAAGCAAACTGCCAGTAAAATGTATTCAAGGATTGTATTTAATCTTTGCATATAATCCCCTCTCCCTCGTAAAATATCGGCAACTTTAGTTCTTTTGCCAGTCGTTTTTCCGCTTCTGCACCCAGTGAATCGTCGCCATCGTTTAACATGTAGATTGCTTCGCATGTTTCGAGCATTGACATGGTTATGTACATATACTGGTCATGCGCCCAACCCTCAGGAAACACCGCCGGATTGACCGGCTGATGCCCTGCTCGTTTTAGTCTGCGCTCTGCTCGTTTGAATTTTCTGCGATAGTTTTTAGTGCCGGTTATCTTACCACTGATAAATATTCTCATTTCTTTATCTCCTCATAAGTTTCAAACAATGTACCGTCGTTTGCATATTTTGTAATGCGGATTAAGCCATCGTTTAATTTTTCGCTTTCGCCTACAAGTGAGAATACTAAAATACCTTCACTGTCAACAGATATAACTCTATCAAATTCAACTTCTGGATAAAATTCATGCGTTAATCGTGTAAGTTCTTTTTCTACTTCTTTTATCATCATTTCTTGAGCGTGGATTTCTTTTTGCAGTTTCATTAGTTCAATATTCATTTTGCCATCTCCTCTAACGTTAATTGCTCAGGACGTTCTATAACGGCTTTGCAATTTGCTACAGCTTGTTTGTAGTAACTGTCTTTTAACTCTACACCTAAGTGCCTTCTGCCTTCTTCTAATGCCACATAACCAACTGAACCTATTCCATCAAACGGATCTAAAACAACATCATCAGGATTACTCCAAAGTTCTATTGCTCGTCTAATTACAGTCAGCTGCAAAGGGCATATGTGGCGCTCGTCCTTATCTTCTCGAACTGATCTATATTGAAGCGTATCAGACGGATTGATGTCTGTCCATATCGGGCTTGCGTATTCTTGCCACATTGATACCGGAAAAGTTTCATTCGTATGCGTGATTGGCTCTGGATTGTCGCCGGGCTTTCTGAATGTTACAAGATAGTCAGGGATACCTTGCCTGCATCTGCCGGAATCCTTTTTGATTTGCTTGTGCAAAAGTCCGAGCGCTTTTGTTCTTTGCATAGCAATGACCGGGTCTTTCCAAATGACAACTTCTGAGTGATAAACCATGCCGCAATCTTCAAGAAGCCTTATCACATCGCCTCTAAAATCTCTCAATCCTATGCGTCCGTCACGTTCTTTTGATGTTGGCAAGTTCATGCAGTGAATTGAAATAAGTCTGCCAGGCATCATTACCCTGACCCATTCTTTAACTAAAAACTCAAAATGTTTTTTGAATTCTTCATAGTTTTTTGAATTTCCTAAATCACGCTCAGAATTTGAATAAGTGTAAAGGCTTGCAAAAGGAATTGATGTCACTGAAAAGTGAATAGAATTGTCAGGTATGCCCTGTAAAACTTCTGTTGAATCACCGTTATAGATTGCAAACCTTTCATGAATAAACTGATCTTTTACTTTAGCCATTTCGGTATCTCCATTTCGTAAATTGCGTTGTATTCGTCCGTTTGACGATACGTTTGTCTGACTTCTTTTTCTATTGTTGCTTTTGAGTATTTAGATAACTGTGAGAATACTTCATCGGTTTGCAGTTCTTTCCTTGCTATGTTTTCTCTGACCGCTCCCTCTGATTCAGATGTGATAATGTAGACGTTTACTGGTTTTTTCTGACCAAATCTATAACATCTTCTAATAGCCTGATACATGCTCTCGTAGCTGTCTGATAATCCTACAAAAACCATGTTATGGCAGTTTTGCCAATTCATACCAAACCCTGCTATTGATGGTTTGCTGATTAGCGTTTTAACTTCGCCATGTGAAAAACCTAAAAGCGATTTAGATTTATAATCACGATTGTCTGACCCCTTAACCTCAGTTCCACCGGTCAACTTAGTAAGCATTTGCGATTCGACATTAAGATCACACCAAAATAACCATTGATCGTCAGGAGCGTTTGCCATAAGTCCGGCAGCAGTTTTGCAACGATCTTCCAGACTATCTCGCCTTGCGTTTCTTCTTTCTGTTAATGTTGATGCCAGTTGCGGTATCAACATAAGCTGACCATCTTCTGTTATCCCATTTTCAGATTCAACTATGATTTCCTCAATATTTAGTGGAGGCAAGTTGTAACCATCGTCAGAATATCCGATCTCAGACGGTTTCCTAATCGCTATTGCCCATTCTGATATCCATTCCCAAAAATGATCATCTGCATGTCCTTTTAATATCCATTTGGCGGTTTCTCCGCCGTCATGATAGAAGAATGTTGATAGCATTTCTGTTCTGGTCATAACGCCCATGAATTCGGCGTGATTACCAAGTTCCATATAATCGTTTGGTGATGGTGTAGCAGAACACGCAAGCTTAAACTGAGTGTCGGCAAACGATTCTATGATCTGTGTTCTTGTTTTAGATGTGAAGTGTTTAAGTATTGAGCTTTCATCGAGTACTATTCCTGCAAACTCAGATGGTTCAAAGTGATCCAACATGTCATAGTTAGTAATGTTTACGCCATTAACAATGTCTTCTTGTGTTCTGCAAACATTAACCGTTACTCCAAGTTTTGCGCCCTCTTCTTTTGTTTGTTCGGTAACTGCCAAAGGTGCAAGAATCAAAACAGGTTTATTCGTGTATCTGTGAATGTTTTCAGCAAAAGTAACCTGCATGAAAGATTTGCCGGTGCCGGTATCTGTGAATAGACAAAACTTGCCTTTTTTAACCGCAACAGTAACTACATCTTTTTGCCACTGGAACAACATATCAGGCATGAAAACAGGATCAAACCCAGTCGGAACAACTTTCATCTTTTTGCTTTCTAAAAATTCTTCATACGTCACTTCTCTATCCTCGCATATTCAACAAAATTAATTCCGCTGATTGCCGACACTTTGCGCTTGATTACAATATCACCTTTAACTTCGGCAGGAGCATCAAGATCCATGACCAGCACTTGCTCTTCGCTAAGTTTGATTGCTCGTCTAAAATTAACATCTGGTGAGAGTTCTTTGACCGTATCGCTCAAATCATCCCTCATTCGTCTAACAAGTTCTTCTGCTTGATCAATTTGATTTTCTAAATTTAACAATAGTTTGTTCATAGTGTTTCTCCCTTCTTTTTCTATATTCTAACATTCTTTATTTCAATTTGCAATAGGCTTTTATAAAATTGTTCATATAAGTTTGATCGCTGACAGTCACTTCTATTCGTGGGTTGCACTTATCGTATTGGACAATTGAGATTACTTGCTCAACATATTTTGGTGAATCGTCTGTGATTAGTCCGTGGTTTTTCATTGCGTCCATTAGCACTTTGTTGCCACCTGCGGCTATGTTGTCAACGTCTCGCCTTTTGTCACGTTCGAAATAAACAACGTACACCCAGACCGGATATTGTTTGACTTTGCATTTTGGCAGGAACAGAGAAATGTATTCTTGAGCGTGTTGCTTTTGCTTGTTGGCTTTATGGTAGTTGCCTCTGCTTGAATTGGTGATGTCGTTTAGGTTTGGCAAACGGCCTTTAATTGTGAATTTCATTTATATACCTCGCTATTGATTTAATAACAAACTTTATATTCGGTATTGCAAATGAATTACCAAGTGATTTGTATCGTGCTGAATCGCTTGCGCCAGGTATGTTGGTATATCCATCAGGGTAGCCTTGCAAACGCTCACACTCGAGCGGAGTCAATCTTCGGACTTGCTTGTTGCTACTTATGAAAGATTCACTTCCGCCACCTAAAACGCCACCTTGTGCCTTGATTGTGGATATCCTGTTTTCCACGTAGTCACCATATCCGCCTTCTCCATAACACACAGCATTTACCTGATTACCACCAGTTCCCATTCTTGCGGTCAATGTAGGACATATACCATCTTCGACGATTGTGTTTTTTGTAGATGTCATTTCGATTAGCGTTGGCTCACACACCATGATTCCACCTTGATTGCAAGCAGGGGTTCCGCCGTTCTGGTCTAGCGTTCTGGACGTATCAGCTTCATATATGCCACTGTGCGGATTGCTTGATTTCATACTGTTTGATTCGTATGCCGATATGCCGTAGCAGACAGCCGGGATATTCCCGTGCATTTCAGCTCTTAACGTTGCCACTTTATCCGACACGTCCATTACTGAACCGCCTTGGTCGTTGAGAACCATTGGTCCGGAGTGAGTCGCTGAAGAACCGCTTGCGGCTGTAAGCGTAACCGCAACATCTCCTGTTAAACTGTGGTTATATGCGTCTACTGCGATTGCGCTATTAACGCATCTTTCAGCATCTTCGGCAATTCTTTGCCCCTCGCTTCGGCTCTCCGCAATATGCCCATGCAAGCCCTCTGACTCAAATAGTATTTCGGGTGCGGATTGTCCTCCAAAATCTGCGACAAGGTAGATTCTACGACGGCGTTGGGGTACTCCCCAGTATTGTGCGTCGACCGTGCGCCATGATATGGTAAATCCGTCTGCCAAGATGCTCCCAGCATTTGCCCAGCCGTTGACAGATCGAGGAATTGATACTGTGGGGTCGGCAACTCTCGCCGTTTCTTCAAGGACTGCTCTGAAGTCCTCTCCGTTGTTTGAACTGAATGCTCCTGGTACGTTTTCCCACACCATGTATCGAGGCTTATTTGTTGCATTTCGCATCTCCTTTACTATTCGTATCTGTTCCATAAACAGACCGCTTCTTGTTGTTTCTTCATCGCCAAACTCTGCGTGTTTCATGCCGGCTCTTTTCCCGGCCACACTCAAATCTTGGCATGGCGAACCACCCACAATAATGTCTACCTGTTCAATCTCATCGCCTTTGATTTTTGTAATATCGCCCAAATGATTAACATTAGGGAAATGGTGTTTTGTCACCTTAATTGGAAACGGTTCAATCTCACTCGCCCACACTGGTTCAATTCCTATTAATGTAGCAGATAAGAGCGATCCGCCTATACCGTCAAATAAACTTCCTAACTTCATATATTCACCATTCCTTTATCCAATCGTATTCAGTGACTTCGTCGGTGTACCCTGCAAGGCGTCTCGTTGCCTTGTCAAAGCGTATATCAAACTTACCTACTTCGCCATATTCTCTGTTTTTGGTGACCGTGATAGTGCCGTCAGCGTCAGTTTTCATTTTGTCCTTGTCAAAGTCATCAAACTTGCGGACGCCTATAACGTTAGTGGCAAAGTTGGAAATCTCGCTGGCGCCGCTTATGTCCTCGTAGCTCTCGCCGTCATTGCCCTTTTTAGGGTGAGCAACAAGGATTGTAATAACGTCGTGATGGTTCGTAAACGCTTTTACTTCGTTGGTAAAATTCGCTTGCGCTCGCCAAAAGTCTCTATCTCCAGCGGCGGCTGTTTTTGCTGTCATCAAGTTATCGATAACAAAATAATTGCAGCCGTAAAACCTATGTGCTTCTTCAAACTTTGAAATTATGTCATTTTGGGAAATAATTTTCGTGTCTGTGTTGTCGTAAAGGTAAAGCCTATTTTTGAGCCAAGTGCGTATGTATTTTTCAGCTTCAGCGTCTACGGCAAAATCAGTTCTGCCAAATTCAGTTGTTATCGGTTTCATGTATTGTGCACCGGCAGCTTGCGAAAAGATCCAATTCTGA